TCGGGCCTCAGAATGAGGTGGCGATGGTTGAGCTGATGAAGCCCGCCATCGGCCCTGACGGCGAAGTGATCATGGACAACGACCTGAGCGAAGCCAGGTTTGATGTCGTGTCCACTGTTGGCCCGTCGTCGCAGAGCCAGCGTGCCGCCACGGTGCGCTCGCTGCTGGGCATGCTGCAATTGGTGCAAGACCCACAGACGCAGCAGGTGCTCCTGGCGATGGCCTTCCAGAACATGGAGGGCGAGGGCATTTCCGATGTGCGGTCGTTCTTCCGCAATCAGATGGTGAAGGCTGGCATTCTGAAGCCGACCGAGGAAGAAGCCCAGGCGCTTGCCGCTGCGATGCAGAACGCGCAGCCTGACCCGCAGGCGCAGTATCTGCAGGCCGCGGCGGCGGAGGCGATGGCCAAGGCGAGCAAGGCGCAGGCTGACGTCGTCAAGACCGTGGCCGACTCCGAGCTTGTGAAGGCCAAGACTGTCGAAACCCTGGCCCGACTGGAGATGGATGACCAGAAGGCCGCAATTGACGCCGCCAAGGGCGTCATCGAGGTAATTCGTGGCGGACCCGTTCCTCAATGAACTCCTGCGCCGCGCTGTCTTCGGGCAGGCGGTGCAGGGCCTCAACACCGGCTTCGCCCCGGTGCCCATCACGTTCGGCCCCACTGGCGGAACGCCGCAAACAGGCGTCCGTGGCCAGATGGACGGAGGTGGCGCACAGGAAATCATGGCGGACGGCAGTGACTTCGGTGCGCCCGGGGGGTTCACTGGCGACGGCGTGAACTTCAACAACGAAGCAATTGCGCAAACTCCGTTCGGCCCAATCACGCCCGCGGACATTGCTGGGTTTTTTGCGAACATTGCGACTCCTGTTGCGATCAATCTGGCGTCGAAGTTGGCGACAGGTCGCACGGTCGGCACTGCGCTAAAGGCTTCGTTGACGCCGGTTTCGGAGACGTCAATTGCAATGAGCCCGCAAGCGTTTGACATGGCCCAGCAAATCGGCATCACGCCGGCTGAGGCACAGGGGCTGATCAACGCAATGGGCGGATCTGAAGCGGTTGCCGGCAGGGACCCGGGGACGGTTGCTGCCCAGGCGCTTGGTTTTGATATTGGCATGGGCACGTCGTATGGCGCCGTCGGCGGCGATGGCGGCATGTCCGGCGGAGGTTCGGCTGACAGTGGAGCAGCCACTGGCGGCGGAGTGATGTAGGCGCATCGCGCCAACGGCAACCACGCAGCCGGCAATGCGTGAGATGAGGTGAGCATGAACGAAGAAACAGTCCTGGACGAACTGGAGCCCGCGGCCGTAGAGCCGGAAGTCGAGCCCGAGCAGCCTGACGGCGAACCTCCGGAGGCGGAAGACGAACTCGTTGTCCAGATCGGCGACGAAGAGCCCGCCCAAGAGGCAGAGCGCGCCCCCGATTGGGTGCGCGACCTGCGACGCCAGCACCGTGAACTGCAGCGGCAGAACCGAGAACTGCAGGCCAAGCTGCAGACCGTCGCGCCCCAGCAGCAATTGACGCTGGGACCGAAACCGACGCTGGAGAGCGTGGACTACGACAGTACCAAGTTCGAGCAGGAACTCGAAGCCTGGTACACCCGCAAGCGAGAAGTCGATTCTGTGCGCGAACGCGCCAAGCGTGCGGAAGAAGAGCAGACTCAAGCCTGGCAGTCCAAGCTGGAGCAGTACGGCAGGGCCAAGCAGGAACTGCGCGTCAAGGACTACGACGAAGCCGAGGCTCTGGTGCAGGAAACCATGAGCACCGTGCAACAGGGCGTGATTCTGCAGGGCGCCGAAAACCCGGCACTGCTGGTCTATGCGCTCGGCCGCAATCCAAAACGCGCCAAGGAACTCGCGGCTATCACCGACCCGGTGAAATTCGCCGTCGCCATCGGCAAACTGGAGAAGGACATGAAGGTTACCCCGCGCAAGGCGCCGCCGCCAGAATCCACCGTTCGCAGCGGCACGCCGGCCAGCGCCAACGATTCGACGCTGAATCGCCTGCGGGCAGAAGCCGAGCGTACGGGTGATATGACCAAGGTCATCGCATACCGTCGCCAGATGCGAGAAAAGGAATCCGCGAGGCGCTAGACTTACCAGAGAGATGGTGTATAGTCCACGCCATCTCGGGTTTCGCCAGCCCCAAAATCGGCAGCGCAGAACAGAGCGTCCGCCCGGCTCCAACGGGGTGAGTAGCAGTCGCGGGTTACACCGCAATCGTCACTCATTTGCATCAGGAGCCTATCATGGCGAATTCGTTTTCCAAGGAAGAGCGCGTCGCGTTCGAGGACATCCTCGAGAGCTTCAACGACGCGCTCGTGTTGTCGCGCCACGTCTCGATGTACCGCACCGAAGGTACGATGATGGAGCGCACGAACAACATCATCTGGCGCCCGCAGCCCTACATCGCCCAATCCTTCTCGGGCATGGATCAGACGCTGAACTTTCAGCAGATGACCCAGCTGTCCGTGCCGGCGACGCTTGGCTTCCAGCGCTCGGTCCCGTGGATCATGGACGCGCTCGAACTGCGCGACGCGCTGCAGGAAGGCCGCCTCGGCGACGCCGCGAAGCAGAAGCTCGCCAGCGACATCAACCTCGCCATCATGTCCGTGGCCGCGAACCAGGGTTCGCTGGTCGTCACCGTTGCCGGCGCTGCCGGCGACTATGACGACGTGGCCCTGTGCGACACGATCATGAACGAGCAGGGCGTCCAGGCGTTCGACCGCTATTTGGCGCTGTCCAGCCGCGACTACAACGGCATGGCCGGCAACCTGGCGGTCGCCACGCGTTCGTTCGGCAACCGCATGAGCGACGAGGCGTATCGTCGCGGCTTCGTGGGCACCGTGGCCGGCTTCGACACGTACAAGTTCGACTACGCCAACCGCATCCGTGCGGCCAGCGGGTCGGACCCGACGATGTCTACGCTGGCGGCTGCCGGCAACTACTGGGTGCCCCAGGCCACCTCGGTGGCCGCCACGGGCGAGACGGCCAACGTCGACAACCGCTTCCAGACGATCCCGGTCTCCTCGACCACCGATCTGCGGGCGGGCGACGCCATCACCATCGGCGGCGTCAACGCGGTGCATCACATCACGAAGGGCGACACCGGCAACCTCAAGACCTTCCGGGTCGTGCAGGTGCTGACGTCCACCACGTGCGTGATCACCCCGCCGATCATCAGCAACCAAGGCGGCACCGACGCCGAGGCGCAGTATCAGAACGTCGTGGTCACGCCGAACGCGACGGCTACCGTGGACCGACTGAACATCGCCGCGGCGCCGATCAACTGCTTCTGGCAGAAGGACGCGCTGGAAATCCTGCCGGGCCGCTATGCGGTGCCGATGGATGCTGGTGCGGCGGTGATGCGGGCCTCGACGGACCAGGGCATCGAACTGGTGATGCAGAAGCAGTACGACGTCAACACCATGAAGACGAAGTACCGCCTCGACACCCTGTACGGCGTCGTGAACAAGCAACCCGAGATGTCGGGCATCCTGCTGTTCGGCCAGACCTGATGAACAGGGGGCTTCGGCCCCCTTCGTCAACTCATCTTCCAGGAGCACATCACCATGACCTACTCTGTCGTCGCGTCCCAAGGGACCGCAACCGTCACCCTCACCGCCAACCAGAAGATTGCCGTTCGCACGCAAGGCGAGGCGCAGGTTCTGCAGGTCGTCGGGTTCCCCAACTACCCTGAGCAGCAAGACCTGCTGCAGACCGTCACCAACACGACCTACACCTCGTCGGCGTTTGCCAACGGCGCGACGCTGGTCATCAATGCCGGCGCATTCCCGGTGCAGTACGAGGTCGGCACCGACCCCGTCATCAGCGACGATGGCAACTGGCAGCCGCAGGGTGCGCCGACCAACATCGCTGACGGCGGCTCGATGGCCGCGACGGCTGCTGCCCTGCTCTCGGGCATCGTGACCGCCACGCCCACCACCGGCCGAAGCATCCAGCTCCCGCTGGCCACCGACCTCAACGCCGCTACCAACATCGCCGTCGGTGAGTCGTTCGACTGGTCGCTGATCACGCTGGCCGCGTTCGCGCTGACCATCACGGTCAACACGGGGATGACCATCGTGGGTTCGGCCGCTACCGCCGGCACCTCGGGCGCTGCGGCTCGGTTCCGCACGCGCAAGGACTCGACCACGACGTACATCACGTACCGGATCTCCTGATCCCGGGCCGCGGGCGGTTTGGGTTGGGGGTTCCCGGCCGCCGCCCGCGTTTTCACATCTGGAGGCACCATGCCGCTGAAAAAGGGCTACTCGCAGAAGTCAATCTCGTCCAACGTCTCCAAGGAGATGAAGGCCGGCAAGCCGCAGAAGCAGGCCGTGGCGATTGCTTTGAACACCGCGCGCACTGCGGCAATGAAGGCCGGCAAGCCGAGCAAAGGCCCCGGCCCTGCGCCCATGAAGCGAGGCATGAAGTGAAGGCGTCAAAGCCTGGCCTGTACGCCAATATCAACGCCAAGCGCGAGCGCATCGCTGCCGGCAGCGGCGAGAAGATGCGCAAGCCTGGCGCCAAGGGTGCGCCCACGGCCGCGGCGTTTCGTGCGTCGGCCAAGACCGCCAAGAAGCCCAAGTGATGGAATTCCCGCGCTTCGTTTACCTGTCCCCTGGTACGCAGCGACACAGTAGCGGCGGCACGTACCGCTTTGTTTCTGTGGGCGACCAAGCAGAACACGACGCCTATCTCGCTCAGGGATGGGCCGTGACTGTGCGCGACGCCATCGCGCAGGCCGGCGAAGCGGCGTTTCTGTCCGGGCTGAACGACCGCCAGGCCAAGAAGATCCGAAAGCTCAGGCCGTGGCTGAAGCTGCAGGCTCAGGAAGCCGCCCAGAAGGCCGCAGGATCGCTCGCGGGCGCATCGGATATACCCGAGGTGCCCGAGGACGACAACGCGCCTCCTACGCGGGCTGAACTGCAGGCCAAGGCCACCGAGTTGGGCATCAAGTTCGACGGGCGCACCAGCGACAAAACGCTGCTGGCCAAGATTGACGCTGCCATGAAAGGGCCTGTCTGATGGGCTACAGCAAGCGCCAGTTCGTTGAAGCCGCCTTCGAGGAAGTCGGCCTCGCGGCATATGCCTTCGACATCCAACCCCAGCAGCTGGAGTCCGCCCTGCGCCGCCTCGATGCCATGATGGCCGAGTGGAACGCCAAGGGCATCCGCCTGGCTTATCCGTTGCCGTCCAGCCCGCAGTTCAGCGACATCAACGCCGAGTCCGAGGTGCCCGACAGCGCCAACGAAGCCATCATCACCAACCTCGGCATCCGTCTGGCTGCTGGCTACGGGAAAACCCTGATGCCGCAGACCACGATGGCCGCCAAGCAGGCGTACAACACGCTGCTGTCTCGCGCCGCCATGCCGGTGGAGCAGCAGTTCCCGGGCACGCTGCCCGCGGGGGCAGGCAACAAGCCCTGGCGCATCTACGACGATCCCTTCTTGCCGGCCCCGGTGGACCCGATCACGGTCGGCACGGACGGCCCGCTCGCATTCAACTGAGGCCGCACCATGCCACAGATCTACCAACTCTCGCTGTTGTCGCAGGTCAGTGCTGGCGACCAGATCCCCGTTTACTCGCCGCAAAACGGCGACTCTCGCCGCCTGCCGATGTCGGCTCTGCTGTCGTACTTCCAGCAGCAGTTCGCCGCGCCCACGCTGGCCACGAACATCTACGTGCCGACGACGGGTTTTTCCATTGCCGCGCCAACCCCGGTCGCGCAGCAGCAGTGGATCCTGCTTCAACCTGCCGGCACGCTGGCCTCGGGCACCGTGGTGCTGCCGCTGAACACAGCCACACCCGATGGCACCGAGGTGCTGATCACCAGCACGCAGATCATTACGGCGCTGACAATCGGGTTGAACGGGGCGGCTGCCGCAAACGGCGCGCCCACCACGCTGACGGCAAACGGCTTTGCGCGGTTGCGCTTCGTGCAGGCCACGAATAGCTGGTACAGAATCTCATAGGACCCAGAGCCATGACCACCACCACCGATTCCTTCCAACCGTCATACGGCAGCGGCGTCACCGTCGCACCGAGCGGCACCTCGGCATCCAGCACGCTGGGGCTCGGCTCCCAGAGCATCGTCGTGACCAACCTGTCTTCGAGCGTGATCTCCTACGTCCGCGTTGGCGCAGGCGCGCAAACTGCCACGACTGCCGATTACCCGGTGCTGCCAGGCACGCAGGTTTCGCTGTCGAAAGCCCGCACCGATAACGTTGTGGCGTACATCACTGGCGGTTCGGCCGGATCGCTGCACATTATTCCTGGCCGAGGACTCTAAGAATGCTGCCGTTGACCCGTAGCCGAAACCGGGCTCGGTTCTTCGGCATTCCGTTCTCGCCGTCGTCTCTGTTCTCTGCCGGCGAACAAGGCGCTTGGTACGACCCCAGCGATCTGACGACGCTGTTCACCGACAGCGCAGGCACTGTGCCCGTGACGGGGGTGGAGCAGTTTGTGGGGCTGATGCTGGATAAGTCGAAGGGGTTGGTGCTGGGGTCGGAGTTGGTGACGAATGGGGATTTCAGCAACGGGACGACGAATTGGTCTGTTTATTCGGCAAGCGCAACATTTGCTGTAGTTGGAGGAGCGGGGACTGTAACGACGGTTACCTCGTCGGGAGGTATCTACCAAGATTTTTCCGGGCTAACTATTGGGCGCACGTATCGTTTTTCTGTGTTAGTTATTGCTGGAACTGCTAACGCAATTATTCAAATTGGCACGTCACCATTTACTGGGGCGGCGTTTCAACAAATAGGCGCAAACGGGCAAATTACAGGCGTTTTTGTTGCATCAGCAACAACTCTTTCAATTTCGTTGCGCGTTAATAACGCTTCCGCAGGACAAACGTGTTCGTTTGACAACATCTCCATCCGCGAACTCCCCGGCAACCACGCCACCTCCACCGGCACAAAACGCCCGAAGCTGGCGGCGCGGTATAACCTGCTGACTTATACGGAGCAGTTTGATAATGGGGCGTGGACGAAGAGCAATGTAACTGTTGCAGCAAACGCTGCTGTTGCACCCAACGGAACAACGACTGCGGATAGGCTTGTAACCAATAATGGTTCAAACGCGTTGTGGTATTTGCAACAAATTCCTAGTATTGCAAGCCAATCGCTAAAATTTAATATATTTGCCAAAGCTGATGCAGCTTTTCATATAGGATTTTCAATTGATAGTGGCGTTAGGGCTGGAGTTAATCTTTCAACTGGAACAATAACGCTCAATGATTTTGGTATTACAGTTGTTGGGTTAAGCGATGGTTGGTACAACATTTCGTGGTCCTCTACAGGGGATAGGGTCCGTGTTTTTTGCAGTACAACCGCAATCACAGTAGCTAACCAATCTGTTACAGGAGACGGCACCAGCGGCATCTACATCTGGGGCGCAGACCTCCGCCCCGCCAGCCAAGCCACGGGCCTGATCGGCCCCACTTACCAGCGCGTGGTGGACGCGGCGACGTATGACACTGCGGGATTCCTACCGTACCTGCAGTTCGACGGCATTGACGATTCGATGTCCACGGGCAGCATTGACTTCACCGCTACCGACAAGATGACGGTTTGGGCGGGGGTTCGTAAGTTGAGTGATGCGTCTCAGATGATTGCAGAACTCAGCGCAAATGCCGACACCAATAACGGCGCATTTAACATAGCCGTTGTCACTGGTGGCGTTCTATCTGGCTCGGCTTATATTTCTGTAAGAGGCACTTCGCTGCTAACCACTGGTTCCAATACTAATACCGCTCCAGTTACTTATTTGCATACAGGCCAATACGACATTGTCGCCGCAACCAATAAACTTATTAGTCGTGTTAATGCAACGCAAGTGGCAACTTCTGGAGCGACAAGTGCAGGCACCGGCAACTTCGGCAACTACCCGCTTTACATCGGTCAACGCGGAGGTTCTAGCCTGCCACTCAACGGCAACCTCTACAGCCTCATCGTCCGTGGCGCACAGTCCACAGATTCGCAGATCAACGCAACAGAGTCGTGGGTTGCGGGCAAAACCGGAGTGCAGCTTACAACGCAGTCAACAATTTCTGTCCAAAACAGTGGGGGCACGGCGTATAGTGTGCCGCTAACCGTTTTAAACAGTTCTGGTAACTCTTACACCGTGACAAACACTGTTCTGTCAAGCAACGGAACATCGTACACCGTCTGAGGTAAATCATGGCCGCATTTGAAGTCATCGCTCTTGACACTGCAACGCCGCAACTGCGTGCGCCTGGGGCTGCCGACACGTATACGTTCCCGCGTTCGGTGTCCATGTCGGGCGCCTTGACCTACGGCGGCGTGACGCTGAATAACTCCGTTACAGGCACCGGAAACATGGTGCTGTCGGTCAGCCCGACGTTTACAACGCCGGTTCTTGGAACTCCATCCAGCGGAACGCTGACAAACTGCACCGGCCTGCCGCTTTCCACGGGCGTGACGGGAACGCTTCCAGTGGCCAACGGTGGCACTGGCCAAACGTCCTACACCGACGGTCAACTGTTGATTGGCAACACCACGGGCGGTACGCTGGCAAAAGCTACGCTGACGGCTGGGTCAAACATTACGATCACCAATGGCCCAGGCTCAATCACTATTGCTGCTTCTGGTGGGGGTGGCGGCGGCGCAATCACAATTAATACACAAACTTCTGCTTACACAGTTATTGCAAGCGATTTGGGAAAAATTATTAATTGCACTAGCGGATCGTTTACTCTTTCTTTGACATCCGCAGCAACTTTGGGCGCTGGGTTTGTATTTGACGTGCTGAACACATCGAATACAACGACAGACGTAGTTACTATTGACCCAGCTGGGTCTGAAACAATTGACAATTCAAGTTCAATCCCTCTTAGAAGGGGAGATGGACTGCAAATTGTTAGCAATGGCACTAATTGGTTGGTGCAAAACAAAAGATACATGCGAGGGTATTCTGAAAATTTTGGCAATGGCACTGGACGCGCTAGCGCAACAAACACGGGGTCTATTGCTTTGGGGCAAGGACCAACTGCGTCAGGCTCTTATTCAACTGCAATAGGTTTTGAATGCACTGCCGCCGCAAACAATAGTTTTGCTGCCGGCGTAAATTCTGGCGCATCGGGGTCACAGACTGCCACAAATTCTGGCGCAATGGCCCTAGGCGGCAGCTACGCATCTGGAACGGATTCGTTTGCTGCTGCGATTGCGAACAATACGAGCACTTACGGCGCAACAGGCGCAAATTCTGTGGCCCTCGGGTATAGGGCAAAGGCATCAAGTTCTGGATCGGTTGCATTGGGCTATAACTCTGCATCTACAGGATCAAACTCGACGTCAATTGGAAGCGATAGCACCGCATCCGGGGGGTACGGAACCACAATCAACGGAATTGCGGCAACGGACGGCGGGATATGGTCAAAACTTGCAATAGGTTCCGGATTTTCGTCCGCCGGACAAACTGGAATACTGCACGTTCGAGAGTCAACAACAGATGCAACAGCAACTGTATTAAAAGCAAATGGCTCTGCGGCGGGAGCTGCTAACCAAGTAATTCTGCCAAACAACAGTGCATTTGTTTTTACAGGAACTGTGGTTGCCCGCCAGCAAGCCGCTGGCGGCACGGCGGCTGCGGCATGGAAAATTGAAGGGTTGATTCGCAGAGAAGGAACTGCTGGCAGTACAACGCTTGTAGCGTCTACTGTCACTGCAATTAGCAACGTCCCTGGGTGGACCCTTGCGTTGTCGGCGGATACGACAAATGGGGGACTTGCCGTTACGGCAACTGGGGCGGCCGCCACTAACATTAAGTGGTTGGCAAATATTCAAACCAGCGAAATCACTTACGCGTAAGGAACCATCATGGCCATTCAAGTTGATCTTGCAAACTCTCAATACGGCGTTGCGTTTGCCGGCGCTTACTTTCGCATCGTCACTGCGGCTGTCAGCCGACAGCGGCAGGGCGGCCCGAAGTTCCGCGTGATGATTGACGTTGCGGGCTACGGTACGGCAACGCCGGAAGACGATACACGCGAAGTCGACTTCCGCCGCTATCACGCGCCGTTGGAAGATGTTGAAGCGCATCAAGGCGCCTCGTTCTTGGACAAGTGCTACGCTTGGGTGATGGCGCAGCCTGACATGGATGGGTCAACGGCGGTCTGATGCAATTGAATTGCTGCTATACCAAAATTTCAGTGGTATAGTCGCGCCGAAACCTTACCGAACAGGCTGACCGGGGATTCTTCGGAATCACATGGACGTATACCGCAACCTCATTATTCCAGCCGACCAAGCCCCCTTGGTTCGCCTCATCGCGGTTACGCTGGACCCCGTGAACTGCCAAAACATGTTCACCACCGGCCTCTCCCCCACGGGCGACGAGCCGGCCACGCACTACATCAGCAGCGGCGGCATCTCCGAGGGCTTCGCGGCACTGGTGCCGTTTGCCGTGTGGGCGCAGGAGGGCGATCCCCCTGAGTGGGTCGAGATCAGCCGTGACCCTGGCAAACCTGCGCAGACGTTTGCGCTGTGCCAGCAGGCTGGTTTGGAAACAACGCTGGAAGCCATTGAGGTCATGTACGCACTGGCGGACGTGACGGCAGAAAACCCGTGGATGGCTATGGGGCGCATGGGTTTGCAACTCGTCAGGCCGTTGGTGCCTGAGTCTGTGGAGGCGCGCGATGCCGAAGACGCCAGCTTGGCAGCGGTCTGAGGGGAAAAATCCCGCTGGCGGCCTAAATGCCAAGGGCCGCGCATCGGCGCGTGCCGAGGGCATGAACCTGAAGCCGCCCGTGAAATCCGGCGACAATCCGCGCCGCGCGTCATTCCTGGCCCGCATGGGCAACATGCCGGGGTCTGAGTACAGGGACGGCGAACCAACCCGTCTGCTGCTGTCGTTGCGGGCTTGGGGCGCTTCGTCCAAGGCTGATGCCAAGGCCAAGGCCAAGGCAATTTCGGCGCGCAACGCCAAGAAATAACGCGCGGCCGATTCCATGCAAATCCCAATCCTCAGCGGCGTCTTTACCGACAACGGTCCTGACGTCCGCACCTCGTACCCGGTCAACCTGGTACCGGTGCCCAAGACCAGCGGCGTGAGCCAGGAATACCTGCGTCCCGCTGATGGCCTGGTGGCAAACGGCGGGGGGCCTGGGCCAGACAGGGGCGGGATCTTCTGGAACGGCATCCTGTACCGCGTGATGGGCAGCAAGCTCGTGACGGTCAGCGCTTCTGGTACGGTCACGGTGCTGGGCGATGTGGGCAACGACGGCAAGCGTGCGACGCTGGACTACAGCTTTGACCTGCTGGGCATCGCGTCCAACGGCAACTTGTTCTTCTGGGATCCGGTTGCCGGCACACTGACGCAGAACACCGACCCTGATTTGGGAACGGTGATTGATGTCGTCTGGGTCGATGGCTACTGGATGACGACGGACGGCGAGTTCCTGATCGTCACCGACCTGACGAACCCACTGTCGGTGAACCCGCTGAAGTACGGCAGCAGCGAGGTGGACCCCGACCCCGTGGTGGCGTTGCTGAAGGTGCGCAACGAGGTTTACGCGCTGAACCAGCACACCATCGAGGTGTTCGACAACGTGGGCGGGGATTTCTTCCCGTTCCAACGCATCGACGGCGCCCAGATCGAAAAAGGCGCGGCCGGCACGCACGCCTGCTGTGTATTCGCAGAGGCTGTGGCGTTTCTGGGCGCCGGCTTCAATGAGTCGCCGGGGATTTACATCGGCTCCAACGCCAACGCGCAGAAGATCTCCACGCAGGAAATCGACCGGATCCTCGAGGACTACACCGAGGCCCAGCTTTCCACCGTTCTGCTGGAGGCTCGCAACGACCGCACGCACCAGCACCTGTACGTACACCTCCCAGATCGCACGCTGGTGTACGACTACGCCGCCAGTCAGGCCACCCAGCAGCAGGTGTGGTTCGTGCTGACCAGCAGCGTGATGGGCTTTTCGCGCTATCGCGCTGCCGGCTTCGTGTGGGCTTTCGACCGCTGGAACATCGGCGATCCGACGTCAAGCGCGGTGGGCTACACCACCGACACCACGGGGCACCACTACGGCCTGCCGGTGCGGTGGGAATTCGGCACCCAGATGGTCTACAACGGCGGCAAGGGCGCCGTCATCCACGAACTGGAACTCGTCGCACTCACCGGCCGCGTGGCGCTTGGCGTCGCGCCGCAGATTTCGACCAGCTACTCGGTTGACGGCCAGACGTGGAGCCAGGACCGCTACATCGCTGCCGGCATGATCGGCAACTCGCTCAAGCGCCTGGTGTGGTGGCAGCAGGGCTTCATGCGCAACTTCCGCATCCAGCGCTTCCAGGGCGACTCGACGGCGCATATCTCGTTCATGCGCCTCGAAGCCCAGATCGAACCCTTGGCGTACTGACGGCATGGCCACGCAACGCCTCAATCTCACGCGCGATCAGCTCGCCACATTCCTCAAGGACCACGAGCAGATCAAGCAGTTCGAGGCGCTGTTCCGCGTCGCGGATCAGATCGCGCCAGACGTCGTCAACGAGGTGTCCACCGCCGCCGCCAGCGCTCAGTCCACCGCCGTGCAGGCCGTGGGCATGGCTCTGCAATTCGCGCAGGACGCCGCCGTGTGCTGTGCTGCAGCCGAGGCCAAGGCCCAAGAGGCACTGGACCGCTTGACGGCACTGGAACGCGACGCCGCCATCAACGCCGCCGAGGCCCGGGCTCAGGAGGCCATCGACCGCGTCTCCACGCTGGAGCAGGACGCCGCAACACGCATCGCCGCAGCCGAGGCACTGTCCAATCAAGCGCTCACGCTGCTGGCGAACCTGCGTGGCGACGTCGAGGGCCTGCAGTCTGCGCCCCCCGACCGCGAGTTCAAGCGATCACGCTACGGGTCGTTCTACGACACCACCACGCAATCCGCAACGGCCATCAACACGGCGAAGGCCGTCACGTTCAACACGACGGACCTGAGCAACGGCGTGTATCTCGGCACGCCGACGTCGCGTATCTACGTTGACACTGGTGGGATCTACAACTTTCAGACCAGCATTCAACTCGACAGCACCGTAGCCACAGCGGAGGAGTTTTACCTCTGGTTCCGCTTGAATGGCGTCGACGTCACGAATTCCGCAAGTCAGATGCGAGTGCAGGGCAACAATGCCGAGATATTCGTGGCGCTAAACTACTTCTTCAATTTGAAGGCTGGCGATTACGTAGAACTGATGTTTAGCGTAAGCAATCTCGGGGTTCAACTGCTGGCCGCTGGAGCGGTCGCCCCGCACCCCGGCATCCCATCCATCATTCTCACCGTTGCCAACAACATCGAGGGCATCCAATGACTGTCACCGTCAAGGTACTGGTCCCGCCGCTGCAAATGCAGAACTCGCAGACCACGCAATACACCGCCACGGCTGCTAAGGCCATCATCGACAAAGCCACGGTGACGAACACCGATACGGTGAACCGCACGTTCAGCGTGAATCTGGTCACTTCTGGCGGCTCTGCCGGCAACTCGAACCTCGTGATCGACGACCGTACCGTCGTGCCGGGTGAAACCTACCTGTGCCCGGAATTGGTGGGCCAGGCGCTGGAGCCTGGCGGGTTCATCAGCACCATCGCCAGTGCCGCAACGGCGCTGACGCTGCGTGTTTCCGGCCGCGAAATCACCTGACGAGGCAAGCATGGAAGACGCAGAGCGCCCTGATGTGATGATGCTGACTCTCGGGGGTATCCCCTACGAAGAGCCGTTCATCACCGCGTCCGAGAACAAGCGCAACACGCAAAACGCCATTCGCAACTGGATGCTAGGCCCGGAAGTGCCCAGCAACGAGCCCCGCGCGAATCGGACGTATTGGATCGCGCTTTCAAAGTCCATGCGAGTGGACGAGCGTGAGGCGCGGCGTCGTCGCTGTTCGAACTGCGAGTATTACGACAACTCCACCGAAACGCAGCGCAAGATGGAGGCAATCCCGTGGAATGCGTGGGATGTCGGCGCTGGTTTCCGCGGCTACTGCGAGAAACTGGAGTTCGTCTGTCACGACCTGCGGGCATGCCAAGCGTGGGAGCCGCGCGAGGATGAAGAAGAAGACTCTGGCGGCATGTCGGATGACGAAGACTGAACGCTGCTTCACCGCTCGGCTTTTGCGTGGCACAATGCGCCCGCTGAGATTCGAGCGGCCAGCGGCTCCTGAAAGGGGACTGTGATGGCACTGGGTTGGACCGACCTACTCATTCTCGGCGGCTCGCAACTTCTCAGCGGGATCATGGGCTCGAGTGCGGCCGAGGAGGCTGCGGGCCTGCAAGCCGGCGCAGCCGCTGCCGGCATCGAAGAGCAACGTCGCCAGTTCGACCGCATCCAGGAAATCCTCAAGCCCTACGTGCAGGCGGGCCAGCAGGCACTTCCGGGCTTCACTCCATACCAAACCCTCGGCACTGAGGCGCTCGCCCAGCAACGGGCCATTGCGGGCCTCGCAGGCCCCGAGGCGCAAGCCGCAGCCATCCAGGGCATTGAGTCCTCGCCGCTGTACCAGGCCCAGGTTCGCCAAGGCGAGGAGGCCATGCTCGCGCGGGCCTCGGTCACGGGTGGATTGCGTGGCGGCAATCTGCAGGCGGCACTGGCTCAGTTTCGGCCGCAGATGCTCGGCCAAGCCATCGAAAGCCAGTACAACCGCTTCGGCGGCCTTGCCGGCGCTGGCTATGGTGCTACTCAGCGTCTCGCAGAACTAGGGCAGGCATCGGCAGGCGGCACCGCGGCTGCCGGCAGCACGATGGCCACGAACGTGAGCAATCTGCTCCAGCAACAGGGCGCGGCCCAAGCCGGTGGCGCGCTCGGGCAGGCTGGCGCGTTCCAGGGGCTGATGAACCTGCCGGCAGGTCTGATCGGCGCCCAGATTGGCGCTGGCGGCAAGATGGGCCTCGGGTTCGGCTCGCTGTTCGGGAGGTAAACGTGGTTCAGCCGTTCGATTACAGCATCCGAAGCACTGCGCAGGGGCCTCTGCAGGCGCTACAAACGGGCATGAAGCTCGGAGAGAGCTTTGCTGAGGCGTCCAAGGCAAGAGAAGAGCTTGAGCTAAGACAGGCCGCCGCCAGACGAGCCGCAGAGCAACAACTTCTCATGGATGCGGCACTCAAGAACCTCAACGCAAAGCGTTCGGCAGGCACGGCAACGTATGACGACTTTCAGAACGTTGTTTTGGCCAATCCTGGCATGAAGTCGCTTGCCGAGAACATGACTGGGCTCTTCAATCAGTTCAGCACCGAGCGGCAGAACAACGAGAAGTCCTACTTCGGGAAGGTCATTGCTTCGTTGCAGGTTGACCCCAGTGTGGCCGTGCAGCTTTTGAACCAGCGCGCGGACGCCACGGCCGAATCCAATCCGAACGAGTCAATGGTCATGCGCACCTATGCGCGCTTGGCCAACGAGAACCCTGGGCGTGTCGCGGACACGCTGATTGCAATGAACAGCGGCCCGTTCGGCAAGGACTGGACGGAGTCTGTGCTGAAGGTGCGGCAGGCAATGGTCATGGGGCCTGCTGAACTGCGCGAGGCCAGTGCAAAGGCCGACAAGGCGATTGCCGACGCAAAGATCGCCCAGGCACAGGCCGGAACCGCTGAGGCCAGAGAAGCTGCCGGCAGAGACTTGGCGGTTGCTCAGGCGCGCAAGGCTCAGATTGAGGCTCAGGTTGCGGAGGCTGAACAAAAGGCTGGCGGTGGAATTGGCCTTACCAACGACATGCGTACCGCTATCGGCTGGTCAAGGATGAATGACCAGCAGCGCGAAGCCCTAAAAACCGTGATGACGCTTGGGCGTCCAGTCACAACCATAAGCATCAGCAACATTGAAAGCACTGGCCAAAAAGAACTCGCCGCAGAAGGTAAGAACTACTTTACGCAGATGAATGCTGCGTCTACTTTCCTTGGTGATATGCAGCGTTATCGCGATTCACTGCAAAAGGCATTTACTGGTCCTCTTGCAAATGAAGCTCTTGTTGCGTCACGCATTTTTGGTTTTGCGCCTGAGCAGCAAGCGGCAACAAGGCAGGTAATTCAAGGTCTGGCCAAATCTGTTCTGAATGCGCGTTCTTTGCTTGAAGGTCAAGGCGCTATTAGTAACTTTGAACAGGAGATGCTCAATAAAGCAGAAGGCGGTGAAATCAATTGGAGCAGGCAGGAGCTTTCTGCCCTCTTTGATGTTGCCGAGCGTGCTGCACGGTTGCAATATCAGCAGGGCCAACGGTTCTTGGACAACGCCATTGAGGCGTATCCTGACGCTGCTTCGTTGAAAGTTTTCAGACGCTCGGCGAAACCAATGCCGGCGCCGTCAACAAGACCACGCAATGCGCCGCCGAGTGTGGTAGAGCCCCCCACTACTGGCGCAGCCACCGCCACACCAGTGCCGGCGGGCAATGTCGCCACTCCGGTGACGACGAGCCCTGCAGCAAGGCCTCCAATTCAAGTCCCTCCGTTGCCCCCGACTAGGGACTATGGTGCGGGCACTCGCGTGGCGCCGACTGCCCCCGGCGGCAAGGACATCGGCGGCGGTTTCCGCGTACTGGACTGAACATGGCAGAGCGCGAATATCGAATCCAAGCGCCTGACGGCAGCGTTCTACGCATCGTCGGGCCTGACGACGCCACGCCTGACCAGCTTCGTGCGGCTGCAGAACGGGCTTTTGCGGCTCGGGCTCAGGCGGCTCCTGCGGCACAGCCTCAGCCGGAACAGGCCGCGCCAGCCGCACAAGCCGCTGCACTGCCGGCGCCGGAACCTTCAGTTCAGCCATCAGCACCCGCTATGCCGGCACCAGCTATGCCGGCGACGGCAATGCCACCACAGGCAACTTCATCGCCTCCGCAGGCGGCTCCCCAGGCCGCTCCGCAGCAGGTCGCGCAGATGGCTCCGGAAGCGGCAGCGGAAGTACCTCAGCAGCCTCCTCCTGCCACGCAGCCGCCGGCAGCGCCAATGAGCTACGAGGAGACGTTCGGCATCAAGCCAACCACGGCAGCCGGCATTGCAGGCGCCGTCACACGCGGCGCTGCCCCGGTTGCAATGGGCGCACTCGGTGGCGGCGCAGTTGCTGGTCCACCTGGCGCCGTTTTGGGCGCAGGCGTCGGAGCCTTGGCGCCGCTGGTGCTTGACCCTGCCGTTGAGGCAGTGAACAGACTTTTCGGCACGAACTTGTCAACGCCTTCGCAGGCGCTGAACAACCTGCTGACGAAAATGGGAGTGGCCGTCCCAGAAACGGCCGCAGAACGAGGAACTGAAACCGTTACCCGAGGCGTGACGACTGGCGTCGCCGGCCCCGCTGGTGTTGGCAGATTGTTGCAGACTGCCGCAGCGCCCGGTTCCATTACAGCCCGAACCGGGGCAGCCATTGAAACCGGTGGCATGGGGCCGACTGGGGCTGCGGGCTTGACGGGTTTTCGAGGCGCTGGCGTGCGCGCTGGTGCTGGCGGCACCTCGGGCTTGATTGGTGGCATGGCAGCCGAGGGAACGCCGGCAGGGGCTACTGGTGGCGCAATTGTTGGGGCGCTGACGCCGGGAATCGCCGCTGCCTTGAAGGGTGTGGCTCTTGGCGCATGGGACTCCACTGTCGGCAAGCTCTGGAAGCCAACTCAAACCGCCGAGCAGGCACTGTTCAACTCTTTGAGCGGCGCTGGTGCTACTGCTGAACAGCGCATTGCCGCTGGTGAGGCCGCATTCAGAGGCGCAGTGCGCGGGATGCAAGCGCCCGGTACGCCGGGTGTACAGCGCAGCTTGACCGATCTTCTGATGGCCGGAGGGGTTGAGCCGACGAATGATCTTGCCGCTTTGGCAGTCAGGCTTGAAAGGGCAGGGAGCCCGATCTCTGACACTGTGCGCAAGTTCCAAGAAGGACAGATCTCTGCAATTCGGCAGCAACTCTCCACGATCAACGACCAGCTTCGCGTTCCAATGCTTACGCCCGGTCGGCGTGGGGAACTGGAATCGGTACGGGACAACCTAATCGCTCAGGTTGATGCCGAAGAGGCTATTCTGCGCGTTGCAGAGCGCACCGCTACAGAATCCGCGCCTGGCGCGCAACTCTCCGGGCAGGCGATTGCAAAGCGGGCGGAGGAACTTTCCAAGGGTCTGCGCGAGACGCTTATTACGCCTGCGTACAAAGCGGCGTTTGAGTCTGCGGGCACGGCAAAGACCAACATTGATGGATTGGTTGCTGATGCAGAGCGCGTGCTCGGCCGCCCGCTGAGTGATTTTGCGCCAGAAACCGCCCCCCCAATCGTGCGGCGCATTGCCGAACTAAAGAATGCGCCGGCAGACCAAGGGCCTCGGTTACTTGGCCCTGACGGCAAGCCCTTTCCTCGGCCCGCCAGGGCTACGCTGGAAGAACTTGACAGTATCCGCAAGGCTATCAACGCGACCATCGCTGATGCAAGGCGAGGCACCAGCACACTGTCTGGGGTTGAGGTCAAGCAACTGCAAGACCTGCACTTTTCCGTTGACCGCATGGTCAGGGACTCGACCACGTTTACTGGCGAGACAAAGCAACTCTACGATACGGCCCTCAAAAACTATCGCGATATCTACGTTCCGCGCTTTCGTGAGGGTGAAACTGCCCGCATGTTGAAGCCGGCAATGTTTGGCGAGATGCGGATTGAGCCAGACGACGTTGTGAAGTCATTCCTTGCAAAAGAAGGAGACGCAGACCAGTTCATCCGTACGTTTGCTGGCGATCCTGTGGCTTTTAATGCTATGCGTGATGGAATCATTTCGGTCATCCGCAAAAAGTCGCTTGACGGTTTTTCTGTCAGCCCAAAGAAGCTGCAGTCTTTCTTGGCTGAAAACGCCCCCATCCTCAAGAAATACGAGGATGCCGGCATGAACCTCCGTGGCGCTCTTCATCGCATGGAGCAGGACGCAACGCAAGCCGATGCCGTATTCAAGAACTTGGAGACGTTCCGCGGCCCGTTTAGTGGCAAGACGCCTGATCAGATCTTGCGCTA